CGAAGGGTTCCTTTGTGGTGCACTTCGCACCGCGTCTCACTCCTTTGATCCCTTTAAGGTGAACACCATGGCGATAACCACTGTAGGACTGTCAAGTACTTTCATCCGCGAACGGGGGCTTGAATGCCACCCGCCGGGAATGTACGAGCTGTCCGAGATGGAAACGTTAGGCTACACCGAAAGAGGGGACAATCCCAAAGAGTCCCGAGAGATACCGCGTCCGCGTATTGGCAACCCAACGAACCAGGCCCTTCAATGGACCTATTCGGAGGTGCATGTCGAAAACGCCGGTCCAGTCACCCCAAAGGTGGCAATATGTACCGGCGGTGCGGTTGCGGCAGGCTCACCATGGCAACAGGAGTTCCGCCATTATAACAGTGGTTCCGCTCGTTATCCTCTGGACAACGACGAGCCGCCGTCATGGCGTAATGCTCTCTTAGCTAAAGTGGGCGATCTCAAGATGGATCTGGGCACGTACCTTGTTGAGGGAAAAGAAACAGTTGATCTGTTTGTAGATACCTCGCATCGTTTGAAGGAGGCCTACCAGTGTGTTGCGAAACGGAAGACCTCGAGCTGCCGGCGCTTCAAAAAGGCGCTATTCGGCGACGGGTCTGCTTCGAAAACCACACGGAAGGCTGCTGAAGTTACGCTCCTAGCTAACTTTGGCCTACTCCCTTTGATCTCTGACCTGGGTGAAGCTGTACAACGGCTGATCTCACGATCGTCGCAACCGGTTTACCACCGTGTTGTGGCTACGACGAGAGCGGAGGGACAACGCGTCCAGCAATGGATAAACCAACAGTCCGGCTCCCGTTCTGGGGCCTTCATGGACTGGCGTTGGCAGTGGGAGACTAGTCAGAGAGCCGTTCTTTGGCTGCAGATGCAGCCGGGATATAGTGAGGACTTCAGTCCGGGTAACCCCTTGTCTGTCCTCTACGAAGGCATCCCCTTCAGTTTCGTCCTTGACTGGATGATTCCTGTTGGTGATTATCTCACCGCGTTGACCGCCTTGCGCGGGATTGATGTGGTTGAGTGCACTCTGACACAGAAGAAACGCGTCACTGGAGCTGATCTTAGTACCAACGCCGGCTGGACTTTACAAAAGCCTGGCCGATGGAAGTACGCGGATTTCCGAAGGGATATTATTCCGGGCTCTTCAATAACGCCCGAGTTACCGTCCCTAGCCCCCTCCACGTCGTGGACTTCCGTCGTGAATGCAACGGCCCTGTTACGGGTATTGCACCACGATGTCCGCTGACGTGTGAAAACGTGACTGGTGGGAGTTCTTACTCCTTTAACAAATCCGCACAACTTAGTGCTTAACCGAGGATAAATACCATGGCTAGCAACATAGTCATAAATGACGGAACCAATGACCATACATTCGCGGTCGAACGCGCCAACGGCAATGAAGCCTTCTGGCGCGATTGGCACGAGGGTGGAAGCGGGTTTGAAACGGCCTTTGTGGCGTCCAAAACCTACTTCGAGAAGCTAACTCGGGCGTCGTCCTCCAGGTCGACTCACCGTGCAAAGCTCATTCTCGCGTGGCCCCAAGGTTACGTCCATGGTGACACAGGTCTGCCTGTACTTGACAGTACGGCCCGTGTTGTAACGGATGTCATTCTCCCCGCCTCGATGGCGAGTGCTGAAAGGCAGAAGTTCTTCACGATCTACAGGGGCTTACTCAACGCGTCCGGTTACGGAGTTGTTGAAAACCTCGTAGTGCCGCACGGGTGACGGTTGGCGATATGACGGGGCATGCGAAAGCTGCCTCTGAAATCGCCGATGCCGTTGCCTTAATGGGCTACGTCTTGTCTTCTGTAGTGGGAGGCGTCCTTGTGATGCTTCTCGTAATCCTTTGCTTTTTGAGGAAGGAGGCCGTATGGCGACTAGTAGTCACCCTACTAAGGAGTCTCAGTTCTTTCTTGAGACGTCCCTGACCGCTAAGCTGTGTCAAGTGATTGACAGCGAAAGGTCGCGACTCGTGGAGAAGCTGGTGAAAGCCGGCGACTTAGCGGGATATTTGGATCTCCCCGCCCCTGATCCCGATGCATACCAGAACCACCGCACTTTCGCGGAGGATTACTTGGTATCCGAGATCATGCGGAAATCTCCAAATTGGCCAACGTCTGTTGATACTTACGCAGTTGCTCGGGACGCGTTTTACGACGCCGAACGACGATGCAAGGAGACGAATGACCGGTTGAGTCCACAACTGCCGGGACAGATGCGGGAGTACAGAACCATCGAGGGTCATCCCTGGTGGGAAAGTAAATTTCGCGTCCATGTGAAGTCTCTTTTAGGCCCTCTCCGTCCAAAGCTCTCATCCTTCCAGGATGGGCTGAGAAACGGACCCGGGGCTGCCATCGGCATACAAGGGACAGGTATTACACCTGCCGATAAATACGATGCAACTCCAAGTTGCACCCCCCAAGCGTTGGGGTTCATGAAGGTGATAATGGGCGAGACCTGGTTGGAATACCGGTCGTCGACCCCTGGACTTACCATAGTGGACTACAACGTTTTCTTCACTGTACTCAAGGACTGTACGAAGGACAGAGGGGCTTGCAAAGAAGCGAGCCTTAATGTTCGAGCGCAGTTAGCTTGCGGTAGCCTAATACGGAAAGGGCTTAAGCGAGAGGGTATAGATCTCCGTTATCAAGCTGATGTTCAGCGGATTCTGGCGCAGCGCGCGTGGGCCGACGGTCTCGTGACCATAGACCTAACGCAAGCGAGCGATATGATAGCGCTGATGCTTGTAATGACATACTTCCCCGAGGATTGGGCACATATCCTTTGCCTGTTCCGTGCCTCCCATACGTTAGTCCCACCCCACAAGGGAGGTGCACAGAGCGTATCGGAGCTGGTCCCCTTAGAGAAGTTCTCCAGTATGGGAAACGGTTACACCTTCGAGGTGGAAACTGTCATCTACACGGCACTTGTCAGGACCTTCGTTCCCGAGAGGGAATGGGGAGACACCGGCGTGTTTGGTGATGACATTATCGTTCCCCAGCAGTATGCTGGAGCGTTGTTGGAGGCCCTGAACTTCCTTGGTTTCAGGGTGAATATGCGTAAAACGTTCCTGGCAGGAAAGTTTTACGAATCTTGCGGTACTGACTGGTGGGAAGGACAGAACGTCCGTCCGTTTCACCTGAAGGGCGCCAAGAGCCACGTCCCCTATACGCTGCAAATCGCAAATAAGCTACGCCTTTGGTCCAACCGGATTGAGGGCGGTGCGTACTGCGACGCGAAGTGGCGGGGGATATGGAAGTGGCTGGAAGCGAAGGTCCCATATCAATACCAGAAGTGCTCGGTGATCCCGAGTCTCGGTGATTGCGGCTTGATTCGAAGCAAGGCGGAAGCCTTGTCTAGGTCAACAACCCGGTATGAAGTCTATCCAAAAGATGGATTGAAACCGGCTCCCGTGGTCTCCCAAACTGGGCTGATAGAGACTTTCGTGTGCGCTCCAACTCCACGTAAGAAACGCTGGGATACTTTCCCAGTTGTTTTGAACGCGTTGGACGCGGGACCTGATGAGGGGAAGATCCATTTCCCCGTTCGAAGATACGGTGCCAAAACGGCGCCTACTGCACGGGATATGTTAGTCCACGACTACAGGTCGGGTGTCACGTATTTCAGCAGCGAGGTCTTCGATTGCCGGGGGGTGCTCCCGTTGAGGGGGCTCTTCGGCAAAGTCAGGCAAGGATGGG